GACTGAGAGGGGGTTTACGGGGGAGAGAGTTAGGAGCCTTGTGCATGAGATTGTCTGCATCCGTTAACGCGCGCGCGCGCTTCGCGTGCGTGCGATGTCGGAGCTAGGTATCTCAGGCACGGTTTCGCGTCCTTACTTTCTCCCCCGTTGTCCGCTTCTCAGATCTTTTCTGTTCGTCGATTCTTCCGCGTAGTTGACCTTTTGGTTGAAAAAAAATCGATCTTCTTGCATTTTTAAATGGAACGCCCTTGCATCGTTGCAAGAATTCACTATTTTTGCCCCGTAGGGCACTTAAATTACTCATTAAATCGCTTTTTTATGGAAAAAACACCTTTCTACCGCAACAAAGCTTTTTGGACGCTTATAGCGTCTATAATCGCTGCTCTTGCTGCCTACTTCACCGTATCGTGCAGTGTTTCTCACAAAGTATTCCGTCATGGTGTTCATTGTGATACCGTGCGGGTTGAATCTAAAATTAAATCTCGTGATCTATCATGCTTAACAACGAATCCTGGGACAACCTCTCGCAGTCTTTCGAGTTCGATCCTCGAGCTCAGTTCGTGGAAACCTTCTTTGCTGCTTGCTCCGATTATGCCGTCGACTGTGGCTACATCACCTTTCGGTTTGCCTTCGCAGATCGTGTTCGAATCCAATCCGCAGTCGAGTCTATTGTCGCAGCTCGCGTGCCGTTTTACTTTACCGTCGAACAAGAATTGTTCGATCCCGAGCGTAGTTATGTCATCTATGAGTTCAAGATCTCAGACCTCTTCTTTTTCATTTACGCTCGCTTCTCTGGTTCTCGCCGTGCCTCTCGGTCGCTCTCGTCGAGGCGGTCGAAGAAAGGGAAAACCCCGTCCGAAGGTCAAAAACATAATAATCGGCGGACGACACCTGTAACTATAGATCTTGTTTTATAGTCTGTTTGAGTTATGTGTAGCAGGCCTTTGCGGGTTACGAATCCCCATTACATTAAACTTGCCGATCAGCTCGGTGTAGAGATTCCTCTGTTCTCTAATCTGCCGGATTATAAGCTTCAAGTGCCCTGTGGTAAGTGTGTTCAGTGCATCAAGAAACGTCAGCAGCATTGGTTTGTTCGCGCTCATAATATCTATAAACGTCTCGGTTACAACGTTTCGAATTCCTATTTTTGCACCCTTACTCTTAAACCGGAATTCTATGAAGCTTTTTGTAAGGAGCCCTACGCCTTTATTCGTCGGTTCATAGACCGCATGCGTAAGGATCGATCTCTTCGTTATCGAAATCCCGATACGGGTCGCTTTCGTTATCGCAAGGTTTCTTTCCCTTATCTTTTTGTGCTGGAGGTTGCCGACGGCAAGCGTGCAGCTCAACGTGGGCTTCCTTCTGATCATCGACTTCATCTCCATGCGATCATGTTCGGATGCCCCTTGCCTTGGTGGCGTGTTCGTCATTACTGGCTGTCTTTCGGTCTCGCTTGGATTAGTCCTCTTCGCCATTTCGGTGGTGTTCGCTATGCAATGAAGTATATCACGAAGAAGTCTGCTGTGCATATGAATGATGTTCCGCAGGAGATTTTGGATCTGCATGGCCGTTTGTATGTCTCTCATGGTTTTGGCCGATTGTCTGAATCGGAGAAGGACGCCCTTCGAGAGTATATGATGACCGGTTGCAAACAGTGGTTCTCTATCCTGATCGACAATCACCCTTATAGTATTCCTCGTTATTATAAGCTGGCATGTTTTAGCAAAGATCAGGTTCGTTGTCGGAACGACTCCCTTATTCCGGAGCTTATTTGGGAATATGTTTTGAGGACTTATCCGACTTATTCTTATTACAAAAAACAACTTATAAAACATTCTATTTTATGGCAATGATGTTTCTTTCGCGTAAGCGAAACAAGAAATCCCGGTTCAAACTTTTTTCCGGCAATCCCACTTCTGCAAGTTGGGGTACTCTTATTCCTACCAATGTGACCCGTGTTGTTGCTGGCGATGACTTTAGCTTCCAGCCCGGCGTAGGTGTTCAGGCTCTTCCGATCGTGGCCCCCTTTATGGGCAATGTGTGTGTCAAGAAGGAGTATTTCTTTATTCCCGATCGGATCTACAATATCGATCGTCAGCTTAATTTTCAGGGTGTCACCGATACTCCGAATACTGTTTATAAGCCTTCGATTGCGCCTCCGATTCCTTTTGATATTTCCAAACCTACGGGTGATGTGATCGGCATTTCGCTTTCTGACGTGCAAACGAACTTACCCCAGGGGAGTCTTAGTTTTATCGTTAGCCCCGGTTCTCTTGCCGATTATATGGGCGAAGCTCCGGGATCTATTGTCACGGGCGTTGTCGATCTTACGCCGTATATCGGTTATCTCGATATCTATTATAACTACTATCTCAACCAGCAATACGATCTGGTTCCTACTTCTTTGGCTGGTACTGTGTCCGATTCTTTTGTGGATTATCCCTACTTCCTGCCCGTTTCCGAGCTGGAAGGTTATCTGCGTACTATCAAAACCACACCGAATACTTCTCCGGCTGTTCGTGAGGATTCGTCTGTCTCGTATTCTACGAATGTCGACGCTGCCCTGAAGGCTGTTGGTTCTGAAGCGTTCATGTGGGATTTCTTCACCGGTCGGCAGTCTCTTTTCCAGCGCGGTTTTCCGTCCTACTACCTCGAGGCTTGGTTGAAAACTTCTTCTTTCACCGATGCTGCTGTCGATGTTTCGACTTTGGGTAATTCCGTGTCGATGCGTAATATCACTTTCGCATCTCGTATGCAGCGTTATATGGATCTCGCCTTTGCCGGTGGTGGTCGTAACTCGGATTTCTATGAGGCTCAGTTCGACGTCAAGCTCAGTCAGGACAACACCTGTCCGGCTTTCCTTGGTAGCGACTCCTTCGATATGAATGTCAATACGCTCTACCAGACGACGGGCTTCGAGGATAATTCCTCGCCGCTTGGTTCTTTCTCTGGCCAGCTTTCTGGCGGCACTCGTTTCCGTCGTCGCAACTATCATTTTAACGATGATGGTTATTTCATGGAGATCACATCCATCGTTCCGCGGGTTTACTATCCGTCTTACATTAATCCTACTTCGAGGCAAATTTCCTTGGGCCAGCAGTATGCTCCTGCGCTTGACAATATTGCGATGCAGGGTCTGAAGGCTTCTACGGTCTTCGGTGAGGTTCAGAGTCTTGGCGCTACAGCTCCGACCTATGCCAATAGTGTCCTCACTGTTCCCGGGTTCAAGATGCAAGATCACAATTACGTCGGCTATGAGCCCGCTTGGAGTGAGCTTATGACGGCTGTTTCGAAGCCTCACGGCCGCCTCTGTAATGACCTTGATTACTGGGTTCTTTCTCGTGATTATGGTCGTAATCTCTCTCACGTCATGGATTCTGTGGCTTATGGTAATTTCGTCTCGGCCGCCGGGAAGAAAATTGACGAACTTTCTCTCCAGCGCCTTACGGCTTTCTTCAAGCGGATCTATGTTTCGCCCTCTTCGTGTCCCTATATTCTGTGTGGTGATTTCAATTACGTCTTCTACGATCAGCGGGCCACTGCCGAGAATTTCGTTCTCGATAATGTTGCCGACATTGTGGTGTTCCGCGAGAAGTCTAAGGTTAACGTTGCAACGACTCTTTAAATTTTTCCGTTATGAAAACAAAACAGATTTATGATCCGCACGTAGGTTGTCTTTATTCCAACCTTTCGTGGCGTGTCGGTATTCGTTCTTGTGCAGATCTGCACGTTTCCTATCATGCTCGCAACTGTGCTTCCCGGCCCGATGAGTTTATTGTCGGTGCCAAGAGTATGAATGAGATCCTCGAGGAGTATTATGTCTTGGGTTATCTTTCTTGCGATACGCAGGCTGTTCGTGGTGACTCTGCTTACGATGAGATTCAGCCTTCCGGTAAGGATGCTTCGATCCTTTCGACGGATCCTAGTTCGGATTTCTCGCTCGACAAGTTCGAGCGTATCGAGCGTATTGCCGAGTGCGTCGGCGAGACTTCTGCCGAGCGTCACAAGGAGGAGTTGGGTAAACAAAATGACAAGTAGTTATGTCTGCTGCCGTTGCTTCTGCAATTATTGCCGGTGCCAGTAGTCTTGCAGCTGCTGGCGGTTCGGCTGCTGCTGCCTCTAAGATGAATAAACGTGCCGAGAGATACAATCGATGGGCTCTCAAAGAACAGCAGCGTTATCAGAAGGAGTATGCGGACTATTTGGCTCAGCTGGAAGCTCAGCAGAATAATTTGTACTGGGAAAAATACAACTCTCCGGCCGCTCAGCGTCGAGCGCGTGTTGCGGCCGGGTTTACCCCTTACGCTGATGTCGGAGGTATTCAGACGTCTTCTGTTGATCCTGGCTCCTATGGTGGTTCGGCGCCTTCCGCGCAGTCCTTCTCACAGCCGGGTGGTATTCCGATCAGCCCCCTTGTGGGCGCTTTCGGTAATGCCACTCAGCAGACTCTCTCAGCTCTTCAGGCCGAGGCTAATATCGAGCTCACCAAGTCGCAAGCCCTTAAGACTCGGGCTGAGACTACCGGTTTGGAGAATACGAACTCTATGTTTGACATTGTAAAATCTATTGCGAGTGAAGATCTTACGTCCAAGCGTTTCGGTAATATTCTTAAAGAACTCGAAGCCAAGTATGCCGAGGCCAATGCTATTACGGATCTCGAATCCAAGCAAGCCAAGATCGTCGAGATCAATTCGTCGGCTTTGGATCGACTTGCCAGCGCTGCTAAGACTGATGCTGATCGGATCACTGTAGAGCTTCTTCGTGATGCTCAAAAACGCTCTCTTGAGGCCGGTGCCTCGCTTTCTGAAGCCCAGGCGGCGACTGAGCCGTACAAAGCTCTCGATCTCAAGCAGGATACCCTGCTTAAAATGGCTCAGGAGGAGACCGAACATCTTCTTCGTTCTCAGAAATTTGAACTTACGCGTCAGCAGGCTCGCTCTGCAGCCATGTCGTTCGTTCAGGAGCGCATCCTGACTTACCGTCAGGCTGATGAGCTTGCTCGTTACCTCGCTAACATTCATGATCCTAAAAACATGTGGGACGCTATTTGGCGTATTGTTTCGCTCCCCTCTGGAGTTTCGAAGAGTGATTTTGCAGCAGATCTCTACAATGCTCTTTACAACGAGATTAACTCAGTCGAGTAGGATCTTTAGGTTTGATTTATTTTGGCCCGGTTATACGTATCCGGGCCTTTTCTTTGCAACACTCCGTTCGAGATCGATCTATCGGATCGATCTGCGAGATCGATCTATCG